TCAAGCCGTACTTTTTAGCTAGGGCGCGAATCATTGGAACCTTTTCTGGTGGGAATGTGCCGACCTTGCCAAGCGGGTGTTTCGTAGCGTTTAGATCAATGGCAGTTCCCGACGAGTGATTGCTCAAGTTGTCAGTCGAGCCGCGTACCATGCGGAACGCATAACCCCAATCATCCAGCTTGCCTTCATCAATGGGTTCAATCAGCTCATGAAATTCTTTGCAGAATCCAGCAATCAATGGCGCGACGGCTTTAGCACATCGCACCTTGACCTTTGTTCCCTCGATTGGAACGCTGATGATGTGGATTTCAGCTGCATCTTTTGATGCTGGCCATCCGTTATGGCTTTGGATCATCCGTCACCATTTGTGTGGATTGTTCCGCTTGTCGGCGGTCATATTCTGCCTTTGTCATTGAGATAAACTCCTCGTTGCCTCGGTCAATGATTGCATAAGTTACGGTGCCACCAATTAAATCAAAATCTACAAAAGATACATTTTCCATTTTATAACTCCGAACTAAAGCCGACATAGGCTGAGGTACTGTTATTGGCTAATAATGAATAAGGACGGAATTGAGTCAATCCCGAAGCAACACCAATTGTTAATCTAGTACTTTGATTATTGACTTCCGAAAGACCAGCACTCGTTACTGTCACATTTGTTCCAGAACCGTCATATAGCATTAAAGTTGAATATTCTAACGCATTTGGTTGCACTCTCATATAAACCGGAAATGTGACTTCAATTCTTGCTGATGTTGTACTAATTGCAAAACCAAGACCCATATCAGCAAAGTTTTCTGGAGCAACTTTTCGATAGTAATAACGCTGACAAGCGGCTAATTCTCCTTGAATTGTTGCACCTGCTCGGCTGAAATCTGTGACACTTGAGGCCTGTTCTAATTGAACTCCAGTAATTTCAAAATAATCTGCAGCGCCTGCTGTGCCTACTCCGTCAAACCCGACATAAGTTGCTAATTGTGTTGCAGTTGAATCAACAGTCCCAGTAAATGTGAATCGTTGCCAAGATGTTGTCAGCGTTGCAGTTGATGATACGGTGAAACCACCACCTGTCCAAGTACCTAATGGATTTTGGTCTGTGCCTGTGCCCCAACGGACACGAACATTTAATGCACTTGATGCTGCTGAATAATTAGCACCTGCGCGAGCATAAAAGGAAAAAACAATCGTTTTGTTTGCAAATTGATAACTGTTTGCTGTCTCGATTGCCTGAGAAAACCATATAGTGCTAGTTGATGTATTACCTGAATCTCGTTGAACTCTTGCACAATATTGAATACCAGCCAGACTCAATGATGATGTTTGACGGCTTACTGTCGCACCAGCAACACCGCGATAACCTTGCCAACGGTCTGCCGTGTATGCAGTTGCTGAACAAGCAATAGATGTTCCGCGTTGCCAAATGTCCATTCCACCATTGATAACAATGTTCTTGCCTGTTACATAAGCCGAACCGCTTGAAGCAGTAGCCCATGATGGAACACCAGCTGCAACAGTTAAGACTTGACCAGTTGAGCCAATTCCCAGACGTGTAACAGTTCCAGAACCCGTTCCATAAATTGTGTCGCCATTAGTCGTAACTGTTGATTTTGGGATTGCCGCTGCTGCTAAGTCATAAGATGATTTTACAGCAGTTGGCGTAGCTGCCAAGATTGATGATGTCGTTGATGTGGAATCTGAAAGCTGCACCGCACCTTTTTGCGTAGTCAGTGCATCTTGGATTCCTACCGTTACTGCGCCCGCGCTTCCACCACCTGTAATTGGGGATGTTACATTTACCGCAGTGATGTCACCTTGATCATTAGCAATCCAAGTAAAATCCATGTCGGTGTTTGATGCCTTTGAAAGAATCTGACCTGATGTACCACCTAATAAATCAGCCATTGACGATGCAACAGCTTGACCAAAGACTTCAAAGTCAGCGGGCAAGTCAGTGACAAGATCCGTCGATGTGGGCATCTGCCAGCTGAACGGCGTTGTTGGATTGCTCATATCTGCTCCTTATGCGACGACTAAGGCGTCTGCCCAGTCGAGTGTTGGTGAAATTGTGTTCCATTTTTCTAGCACAGAGACATCTTGCCATTTCATGGCTTGAAGGCTAAATGCCAACGGTGAAAGCAATGCCGTCACCGAAACTGAATTGTATCCTGCACGAAATGTCCAGCCCTCAACGAAACCCAGATAAGTTCCAGCAGACATATTCAACGGTAAATCTGAGATTCGAAGTGGTAAGCCCATGAATATGTTGATGAGTGAATCACGGTCAGAATTATCAAGCTCTGGATTCGTCAATTCAAAGGTGATCTGGTTGAACATCGGCTGCGGGAATGCTCGCAGTTTTAGATAAAAAGCGGCTTGTGCATCAGCGTCAGCGTGATTCTTGAGAGTTGTTGAGATAATCTGCGCCAGCCGTCCATAAAGAGCAACAGAATCTAAATCTTCGAATGGTGTTGTTTCATTGGCTGAATTGCTTCCATATTTAAGAGTCAGCGAATTTCGAACGTCACCGGCTCTTGTCGTAAGTGCAATTCCATTGGATAAAGCCTGAGCAGCTGAAACGTCTGTATATCCGTTAGTTGCCAGATAAATACTTCGATGAGTCGAATCGGCGTAAGAGATTCTGCCGTAAGCATCTTCGTAAATGTAACCGAGTCCTGATGTAGCCAGGTCTGAAACAAGTGTATAAATGTTAGTTCTTTCATGACTTCTAGCTGCAAGTTCATAATTGCCTGGGGTGTCGATTTCGCCAAGTCCGACGTTCTGAGCATTCGCCCAAGTCTCAGTTGGATTATAAGTTGCCCACGTTAAAGCCGCTGGCACTTCAGACCAGTTATTGAGCAGTAGATCCGTCAAGACTTCAAGAATCTGAGTGCCGTCATGAGCTGATGCAAGCGCACCATCGGTCAATGCCTTTGGAAGCCTTGAAAGCGCACCTAGAGCCACGATGGTGATGGTCTGATTGATTCCGATGCTTCCAGTTGCAGTGACGGCAGTGCTGACGTCGGTGATTGTTCCACCGAAGATTGGCGTGAATGTTGCCGTCGAGTCTTGTAATTCAATGGTGACTGAATCATTGATCTGAATATCGACGGTAGTTTGTTCAAGATTTATCAACTGAAGATTGACATAGCCCGCATTGGCTTGCTCATAGATATTGACGCGCCCAGATGTGATGGTTAGATTGGCTAAGGCGTAGTTTGTGTAAATCGTGCCATCAATGGTCACGCGCCAGATTGGATTCCAGACGCTCACACAAGCACACTCGAAACGAAGTTATCAGCTCCATTAGTTCCGCGATTTTGAGAGTCGTTCATAATCTCAGCAACGGCTCTGGCTGCACCTTCTGTATCAGCCACGACTGCATTGAAGTATTGATTCACAATGGTCGCAGTTGATAGCCCACCAGTTTTGAGTAAGCGAGCAGCTGCATTGGCTTCACGTTGAACACGTAACGCTTCAGTCTGAGCAACCAATTCATTCTTTCGCAAGATGGCCGCTTGCATACCGCCAGAAAAGAGTTCAAGTGGTGCGCCTGTAAATGTTCTTGGATCACCGTTGGGATCATAAAATAAACCTTGACCACCAGTTCCAAGGCCGCCACCACCACCGCCACCACCGCCACCTGTATCAAATGAAGTGCTGGCCTTTAATCCTTTGGAATTATCTCCACCGAAAAAGAAATTGGTGACTGGATTGTTTTTGATGTAATTGACGAATTCTTTCATCTTATTGATTGTTCCTGAAATAAATCCAACAAGACTGGAGAATCCATTGACCAAGCCACCGACGATAGTTCCGATGGCTTGCAAAGCAATCTTGAACGCACCGCCTAGCAATGGAGCTAAGTCGTTCTTAATAAACTTCCAGATGGCGTAAAGAAAGTCATAGAACGGCTGCAATTCATCGGAGTTAGCTGCAACGGCTTTTTTGATGGTATTAAATGCAGACGATAAGCCTTCGAGTATTGGCTTTACGATTGATGAAATTGCTGG